ATAAGAAAATAAGCGTCAACTACTTTTCCTGCAAGTGATGAATTAAGAGTAATGGTGTTGTTTTCAATCGCCGTAGAGCTTACCGTAACCGTAGGGGCTGTGCTTTCCTTTGTATTGTCGAGAAAAGCGTAAAGACATGTATTATGCGCAAGCTTAAAAGGCAATCCCAGCTTTGAACCAAAGCCTATCGCCGTTGTTGCTCCGGTTCCGTCATGCGCCGGTACTGTAATTTTGGTAACAGTTTTAAAGGCTTTGCTGCCGGTCACAGTGCCTGCCGTGTTTTCAGTAAAAGCCGGTAAAGTTTCTGTGATAGCCTCACCGTTGGCATTTGTTCCCTCAACAACAATCTGTATAGCTTTTATATCTGCCGCTGTGCCGCCTGCTGTAGCCGTAATATTGCGCGGTACTGCCGGATTGGTAATATCTGTCGTAATTTCTTGTTCTTCACCGGTATCGGTTATGGCGGCATGAACGCCGTCCGTATCAGCCGTAACGGCATTAGTAGCAGATACTTGAAAATGGGCGGGGAAAGAGCAGCTAATACCAACGCCGGTAATATCAGTTGTAACATTAAATCCGTCCCTTATAAATGGCGCATTTGCCATATTTTTTACCTCCAATTTAATAATTTAGGGCGGCATTTAGCCGCCCTGTCAGTTTATTAATTAAGCTGCTTTAGTCAATTTTACGAAAGCCTCTGAAAGCGCCGGCTTAGCGTCAAGATACATCGTGCCGCGGTACACACGAGAAGTAGAAAGGAATCCTGCGCTATCATCTGCTGTAATGGTCGGGTTCTGGTTGATATTCATGTAATAATAGTTCGGGTTAAACAGTAGAATAGTATCATCGGGCATATAGTAATCTACTACCATCTGGAATCCGAGCGGGTTAGAAATAAGCCCAGTAATCGGGTTCTGCGTAAATAACGGCTGATTTACAGAGGTCTTAATTTTGTAAATCTGTGCTTCCATAGCTGCATTCACTACCCATACAGCATTTGCGCGATAAAGGCCGAGCAATTTTTTAGCGTCTACAAGGTCGTCATATCCAACATTTGTGCTATAGGTTTTTGCATTTGCAGTGGTCCATGTTACACCTGTGAATATGCCTGTTGGCTGGCTATGGTCTGCGCCAGTCCCGTTAAGGATTGCGTTTTCAACGGCGATAGCGAGCTGGTCGGAAATCGCCGAAACAACATAAGTTTCCAACGCGTCAATAGACATAAGAATAAGTTGACCTTTAACTTTTGCAAACTTAGACAGCGCATAGGCGCTAAGAGAAACTTGTGTTAGCGTGTCGTCTTCGTCCGGGTCCGGCGCTGTATCGCTCCATTTTGCCGCATTTTGTGCATTCGCAACAGGAAGCACAACATTACCTGGAATTTGTGTTTTGTTGATTAGACCGAATAAAGCGGAAGTCTGTGTCATACGTTTGAGAATCATATCATACGTTGTCGTAGGTACTGCCGCCCCGCCGGAATCTGCTGCCGTAGTCAATGCACGTTTTTCAACGTCTGTAAAGTCTTTGCGCCCAGCAAGAGCTTTAAAATAGCCGCTGCGATATTCAGGTGCTTTAAAAAGTTCGGACCGCATTTGTGCTCTTTCGGTTTCACTGCCTGTAGGCATTTTCAGTATATCATCAATGCTGCGTTTATCAGACTTTTCGGAAGCAGCGCCATTGCCGACCTGATATGTAGCAAGCGGATTAAACTGCTCGCCAGTTGGCGCTTTTTTGCGCTGTTCAGCTTCAATTTCTTTACTCCGCTGTTCCTGCGCTTCGGGCGGAATATTATCTTCTGGCATACTATCCATAATGGAGCGATAGTTGGCAATATCGGTTTTCAGTGTGTCAGCTTCTTCATACAAAGAGCGGATTTCCGTTGCTTCTTTGGCATTTTTGATGGATTCTTTCAAGTCATTCATGCGCTTATTTTTCTTTTCGATAATGGCCTTAATTTCTTCTTTAGTCATAATAAAACTCCTTCATAATTTTAAGAGCATTTCATACTTTAAACGCTCTAATTCGGTATTGTCGTTGTTCTTACTGCGTTCGCTTTTTGAGCTATCCAGCTTTGCCCGGACGCTATCCAGCATCTTTTTAGCGCTATCCAGCGCCGATTGGCTGCGAGCACTTATATCAGTGCCTGGATTTGCAGGCATAGAAACTGCTGAAACTTCCCATACTTTTGCAATATCAGTAATAGTGCGGGACGGGTAATCGCTATCAAGCCCCGTCCATTCGTCTTTCCTTATTGAGAAAATATATGACATGCCATTCATATCCCCGCGCTTAACGGAACTATAAAGGGCTTTTGCGTCAGAATTATTTTCAGTATCCAAAACGGCATGTGTGGCAAGCCCTTGGTCGTCAACTTTAAGCTGTAATGTAGAATTTTCATTGTTATTACGACTTCGTGCAAGTGGCAAACTGTTAAGATTATGGTTAACATCAAATAACACATCGGTAAAATCTGTATTATCAAATGCGCCGCGGGCTATTGTTTCAGACCAGCAGCCATACATATCATAGGACTGTCCGAAAACAGCCGCATGTCCGTCAACCGTATTCCCAGTATCATCGGCTTTTAGGTCAGGCATTGCAAAAGCACGCGATTCTTTTTCTCCATATTGCGTTTTTTTATGGTTATTCATTTGAAGTACCTCCATTCTGATTAGTGGTTGGCGTTTGAGCGTCTATACCGGCGCGCGCCATTTGGTAAGTATCCATAAGGTTTGCATTAACATAATTTAATGAAGCTATGCGCACATTCCCGCCATCATAAGGCTCTTGCCCGAACATCTGTAGCAAAAAGTTATTTGTAACTGCTCCGCGATTACCTAAAATATCGGCTATAGCTTTTTTGCTATCAACTGACAGCATTTCAAGGTTGGCATAATAAAAAGCTATCTCATTTCCAAAAGATAGCTCCGTAGGTGTAAATATTGACTGTGTGAATGATTGGTTAAGCCCAACGACAATAGGCTCTATTGTTTTGTCATAGAATGCTTGCTTTTGATTGTCCGTATAATCGCCGGAAAGTATAGGCAGCGAAACGCCAAACCAGCGCAATATCTTGTTTTCGAGGAAATCAAGTGTACTTTGCTCAATATTTACGCCGTTAAAGTCAATCGGTGTAAGCGAAGTGCCTACAGTCATTGGTAAAATTCCACTCTCGCTATTTGCCATTTTCTTTTCGAATTCTTTTGTTTCTTTCATTAGTTTGTCGTAATCCATCTGAGTGCCAACATTAAGCACTGCGCGTACTGCTAATGAAGTGGGTATTGCCTTTGATATTCCCTGTAATACGGTATTGTTAATTTCAAGCGTTTCCTGCAAAGCCGCATTATCCGGTTGCCCGTTAATGCCGCCGCCCATGATGTCATTTGTAGAGAATTTTTTGCGTAAATGGATTATAGACGAATATGGAATAGACGGTGACTGGTATCCACTTTGAAAGGTGAATCTGATATAAAGTGTTCCGGCTGCGTCTTGCAAGAACTCTGCCATTGTCGGATTTAACGGATAAAAAGCAGAATAATTGTTGTGCCAATTTCCGCGCGCGTCTTGATATGGGTTATTAATTGGATAAATGAAAGCATTGTAGTTAAGGAATAGATTCCATATGGTTTTTTCTAGGAAATCCCTCGTTGTCATAATGGGATTAGGCGCAAATTTAAATAGCTTATTTAGGCTATCGTCAACTGTTATAGGCCCGTTTTCCGTCCTTTTAATATGGCGCGGCTGTAATTTGCTGCATTCCTGCGCTATGCAGTCAATGCACATCTGCACTACATCGGATGCATAAATATTTCGCCCAAACTGTGAAAATATAGGCGTTGAGTTATTAAGAAAGCTCGCATATTTCGTTTGTGCGCTATTCTTTTTAAAAAATCCGTCTAAAAGCACTGTTTATCACCTGCCTATTTTTTGGTTTCATTTGCGTATTTTTGCGCAATAAAAAAGGCAAGTGCAATCATGCACACGCCTATCATTATCAGCCCTGCCGGTATATAGATTTTAAATACTCCCCACGATATAAAGGTCATACCTTGTACTAAAAAAATAGCGTCAAGCCATTCGGCAAGGCGTTTAAATATGCTTTTCTTTTTCATTTGCTTGTTCCCTCCGCTTCTCGCCCTCTTTCATTTATTTATTTCTTAAATCTTTATATAGACATTTAGCATCGTCTGATGTTATTCCCTCATGTCGCTTAATTTTTTTAATTAACGTATGCCCTGTATTACGGTTTTGATTCCCTGCTTTTATATCTTCCGTAATACGCGAGAAATCATAACCAATAAAGCAATTAAAGCAATCGCTTCCGTTTTCAATATCGTTTGCAATCATACGGAGATTTTTAATTGCTATTGCCTGCTTTGGAGTAGGCGGGCAATGCACTTCATGGTCTGGCGGTGGGGCTGTGCATAATGGTCTTGGTGCTATTGTAGGCTTTAAAGGCGTTCCTTTCATCTTATCTCTAAACATTTAATCACCCCACATGTTTTAAAAAGTCCGGCCTATATTCTTGAAAAATAAAATAACAGTCTATCAAGGCCGCTGTACCATCTATCCTATGTATTGGATTATTCTTATCTTTCATAGGCTTAATCTGCCCATATTTGTTCATATCCATAGCCGTGTTACCAAAGCAAAAT